AGAGTTAGTAGGGTATTTGAGCCAGCTAGGAATGCTAGCAATAAACTGCCCTCTAGTCTAAAGGTAATAATAGTAGAAGAAGCCTCTATGCTATCTGTTGAGTTATATAAAGAGATAGTATTAGCTTTACCTAAGGATATTATATGGGTATTTATAGGTGACCTTAACCAGTTACCTCCTGTATTCGGGTCTGCTATATTAGGTTATAAGTTACTAGAGTTACCAGTAATAGAATTAACTGAGGTATACAGGCAAGCACTTGAGTCACCTATTATCAGGTTAGCACATAGGATATTATCAGGTAAGCCTATACCAGTAAAAGAGTTCCCTGAGTGGAAAACAGAAGGTAAGTTAACCTTACATCCTTGGAAGAAGAAACTTAATGCTGATAACGCTTGTATTATCTTAATGAAGTTCTTTGCTAATGCTTATGATAATGATGCGTATAACCCTGATGAAGACATGATACTAATACCTTATAATAAAGGTTGCGGTACTATCGAACTTAATAAGGGTATAGCTAATCACATTGCTCGTAAGCACGGTAGGTTAACACATGAGATAGTAGCTGGGTTTAATAAGCACTATCTATCTGTAGGTGACTATGTCTTAGTAGACAGGGAAGACGGCGAGATAATAGAAATAGAACGTAATCATAAGTACCTAGGTAAGATGCCTCAGCAACCTAGTAGGTTCTTAGATTATTGGGGTTGTAACCAAGACCCAGAGGCTGCTGGCTTAGAGGATGAAGAAGAAGAGCAAGATATAGATGCTATGTTAGATAGCTTAGCTGATACTGATGTAGAAGAAAGAACTACGCAGTGCTCCCATATTATTAAGGTTAAACTTAAAGATACTGAGCGTACAGTAGAACTTAAGTCTGCTAGTGAAGTTAACAATCTATTGCTATCTTATGCTATGACTGTACATAAATCACAAGGTAGTGAATGGCGTAAAGTATTCTTATGTCTGCACCAAACTCACGCTACTATGTTACAGCGGGAACTGTTATATACTGGTGTTACTAGGGCAAGAGAA